CCGTTATATTATCTGCTCCATGATGAGCCGAACCCGGAGATGACTTCATTTGTGTTCAGGGAAACACTAATGAGTCATCTTTTAATATGGGGAAATGCTTATGCCCAGATCATAAGGGACGGGGCAGGAAGGGTGCTTGGACTGTATCCGCTCCTTCCGGACAAGATGGAGGTGCAGAGGGATGACAAAGGAAACATCTATTATGTGTATTCCAGAAACAGTGATGAGAACCCCATGTTCAAGGAATATGGAAATATCAAACTGAAAGCCGAAGATGTGCTTCATATCCCCGGACTTGGGTTTGACGGACTGATCGGATATTCTCCGATTGCGATGGCAAAGAACGCTGTCGGCATGACGCTTGCCTGTGAGGAATACGGTGCGAGTTTCTTTGCAAACGGTGCGAATCCGGGCGGTGTTCTGGAACATCCGGGAGTGCTGAAGGATCCGTCCAAGGTGAGGGAGTCCTGGAACTCGGTGTACCGTGGTGTGAATAATGCACACAAGATTGCCGTGCTTGAAGAGGGCATGAAGTACCAACAGATTGGGATACCACCGGAAGAGGCACAGTTCCTTGAAACAAGAAAATTCCAGATCAATGAGATCGCAAGACTGTACAGGATACCGCCTCACATGGTCGGTGACCTTGATAAGTCGAGCTTTTCCAATATTGAGCAGCAGTCCTTGGAGTTCGTAAAATACACACTTGATCCGTGGGTGATCAGATGGGAGCAGTCCTTACAGAGATCGCTCCTTCTGCCGGGAGAGAAAGGAAAGTATTTTATCAAGCTGAATGTGGACGGTCTGCTCCGTGGGGATTACCAGTCGAGGATGAACGGCTATGCAGTCGGAAGACAGAACGGATGGTTTTCTGCCAATGACATCCGTGAGATGGAAAACATGAACCCGATCCCGGATGAGGAAGGGGGAAACCTGTATCTGATAAATGGTGCAATGAGCAAACTTGCGGATGCTGGAGCCTTTGCAAGGACGGATACGGGGCAGCAGAACGCTCCGGCACAGGAAAACAGCGGAAAGAGAGGTAAACGATGAAGCGGAAGTTTTGGAACTGGATAAAGAATGAAGATGAGAGCGTGCCTGACATGGAAAGGACGCTCTTTTTAAATGGCATGATCTCGGATGAAACATGGTACGGGGATGAAGTGACACCGCAGCTTTTCAAGGATGAACTGAATGCCGGAGACGGAAATATCACGGTGTGGATCAATTCTCCGGGCGGTGATGTGTTCGCGGCAGCACAGATCTACAACATGCTCCGTGATTATAAGGGAAGCGTGACAGTCAAGATAGACGGCATTGCAGCTTCGGCAGCATCCGTGATCGCAATGGCAGGAGACACGGTCTATGTATCCCCTGTTGCAATGATGATGATCCACAATCCTGCGACCATGGCAATGGGCGAGACAAGGGATATGCAGAAAGCAATCGCTATGTTAAACGAGGTCAAGGAATCAATCTTAAATGCCTATGAATTCAAGACGGGGCTTACCCGTGCAAGGCTCTCCCACATGATGGATGATGAGACCTGGTTCAATGCGAAGAAGGCAGTGGAGCTTGGATTTGCGGATAAGATACTCTTTTCTTCCGATGAGTCGGATGAAGAGAAGAAAAAGCCTGAAAAGCCGGAAAAAGAACCGGAAGAAGGCGGTGATGGAGAGGAAGGAAAAGAAAAGGAAGACGAAGATAAGGACAAGAAAAAGAAGTTCCCGTTCCAGCAGGATTCCATGATGTATTCCACCAAGGCGATGAATGAATCGTTCCTTTCCATGGTATCCCGTGAGGATGCCATGATACCAGTCAGCCAGTTAGAAAAAAGACTGAGTCTTTTAACACATTAAGGAGGATTTCAAGATGAGTAAGATTTTAGAATTAAGAGAAAAAAGAGCAAAGGCATGGGAAGCTGCAAAGGCATTCCTCGATGCCAAGAGAACACAGGAAGGTTTTGTGTCTGCTGAGGATGCAGCCACCTATGACAAGATGGAAAATGATGTCGTAAATCTTGGAAAGGAGATCGAGAGACTGGAAAGACAGGCTGCCATCGATGCAGAACTCTCCAAGGCAACAAGCACACCGATCACCAATAAGCCGGATGCAAAAACTGGCGGTGATACAAAGACCGGAAGGGCAACCGATGAGTACAGAAAAGCGTTCTGGAACGGCATGAGAAACAAGGTGCTGTCCTATGAAGTACAGAATGCCCTTACCATCGGCACGGATTCCGAGGGCGGTTATCTTGTACCGGACGAGTACGAGAAGAAACTGGTAGAAGCACTGGAAGAGGAGGTATTCTTCCGTAACCTTGCAACCGTCATCAAGACATCGAGCGGTGACCGTAAGATTCCAATCGTCACATCCAAGGGTGAGGCGGCATGGATCGATGAGGGCGGTCAGTTCCCGGAATCTGATGACAGCTTCGGACAGACAACCATCAGTGCCTTTAAGCTGGCAACCATGATCAAGGTGTCTGATGAACTCTTAAATGACAGTGTGTTCAATATCGAGCAGTACATCTCAAGGGAGTTCGGAAGAAGGATCGGTACGAAGGAAGAAGAGGCGTTCTTTATCGGCGACGGCAAGGGCAAGCCTACCGGAATCTTCAATGCCACAGGCGGTGCTGAGACAGGTGTGACATCTACCGGAACATCCATCACGTTTGATGATGTCATGGATCTTTATTATTCCCTCCGTGCCCCTTACCGTAACAAGGCGGTATGGCTTTTGAATGATTCGACCGTAAAGGCAATCAGAAAGCTGAAGGACGGAAACGGAAATTATATCTGGCAGCCGTCCGTAAGGGAAGGTGAG